ATGGTAAGCCGTATCTATAAAGAAGGAATCAAATATAAGAAGTGCGGCGTAGTACTGACATGTTTAGAGCCGAAGTCTGGCCATACTTATGACTTGCTTACTGACTTTAAACAAATAGAGAAAAAGGAATGTTTAATGCAGGCTATAGATGGTATTCACATCAAATTTGGAAAGAAAAAGGTTGGTGTCGGGCCATGTTTTGTGCCGGGTCGAAACTGGTCGATGAGTAGGGATAAGTTGAGTAGAAATCCTTTTAAACTTGATGAATTATTAGTAATAAAAAGCTAATATTCAAACTCATAAATTATAAAAGGAATAATAATGAATCATTTCATTAATGCATTAGAAACATCAATTCAAACAGAAAACTGGTATTCAGTATTATTTATTTCGCTTTCTTTACCAGATATTTGTGGGAAAATAGATGAACCTAACGAAAAATCTTCAAAAAAGAGAATGATTAATTGGTTTAATAAATATCTTAAATCTGTTTACACACGCAAAATTGGAGCTGATCAGACGGAATATACCTTTCTAAGTGGTGCAGATTTTTATGCATTAAGATGCGCATATCTTCACGAAGGTAGTGATGAAATAACAGGACAAAATGCACAAGAAACCTTAGAAAAGTTTAAGTTTATTCAACCTAGTTCAAATAATTTCAGCATGCACAGGAATGTAATGAATAAAACACTTCAACTTCAGGTTAGCGAGTTTGGTAAAGAGATTCTGGCAGCTTTAAGGCAATGGACAGAAGACAATAAGGACGATCAAGTTAAACAAGAACAAATCAGCAAACTTTTAAATATTCAAATTCTAGATTTATCTAAAGGTTTTTCTTTTTAAAAAATTAGGGCCCTCATCCGAGGGCTTTTACACAAATACCTACATTCACATTGTTATTGATCGTATGAGCTGTGCTTCCTAAGGATAGCCTAAAAAATTGATGCAGGTATGTGTTTCATGTGTTTAGCCGATGAGAAGAAATAAATTGAATAAAATCCCTTTACTTGAAATGAATTATTGATTATTAATAATTCATTTTTTTTATTTGTATTATGCGCCTAAATAAAGACAATGTAATTAACTCTATCTGTATATTTGCAATGGTAACTGCAATATGTTTTATGTTGATAGTAATGCTCAAATCTTTTTACGGACAAGTGATAGAGATTACGTTTATTAAAGATATATTCTCTATAGGAGCTACGCTGTTTGCAGCTTTAATTGCAATATCACTATTTAATGATTGGAAGGTTCAAGAAACTTTTAATCGAACCCAACGACTCCATGACGAAGGTGTTGATATAATTTTAAAGACAACAAAAAAACTTAACAATTTGAAAGCTCAAATACAGATTAATAAATTACTTTTTACTGAAGGTAAATTATCGGAAGAGCAAATTAAGAAATTAGAAATAGAATTCAACGATCAAGTAAAAGAAACTATTATTTACGTGCAAGATTTAACACATGATATTGGAGTAAAAATTGCATTAGATTACTCAAAAATCATAAGAAATAATGATGAAGAATTAAATTTTGTTTTTAATACATTAATTAATATCAAAGAATTTGTGCAGCATATTGCCCGTGACAGAGGTATCAATGCAAATAATATTTTAAGAGTTCAAAATTTTATTAATGACTTGAATCAAAAAATAGATAAAAAGCTACAAGATCGAAATAACTTAAATAAAAATTCCTAATCATAGAATTTTCAAACTAAGTCTTGCATTTAAATGTTTAACGATCATATGAAATGTGCATCCTAAAATTAGAATGCACAACAAAATACGACACTCATAATGAGATACGATTAGCAATCCAGCCATAGAAAAACTGCTCTTGGCTTGGATTGCGCTCACAAATTTCAATGTAGCGCTGGCCTTGCATGATGTTAAGAACTCGCACTAATACTTTCTCTCCTTCTTTGCCGCGCTTGGCCAGATAAGTCTTAAGTGCATTTAATGTCGCCGGACCATAAATCCCATCTACAGATAAATCTGGCCACCCTGCATTACCATTGTTATTTAGGAGATTTAAAGCTCGTTGTAAAAGAGGTTTTGCAAAGCCGGTACCGCAATTCACACCAGTATCTAGAAGCTCTTCAGCTACTGCAGAAGAAACAGCATTTACTTGGTCTAATCGCGGAGCTATCCAGTACTGTTTCCGATAAATTGCTTTGGCCACATCAAGCGGTAAATCTTTCATGTTGCCCTTAAAGCCGTTAGTACGTGCTACTGCTTCAGTAATACCGTACTTTGTTGCACCTCCTCGATCCGCAGGATTATTTACATACCCGCCTTCTCGTTTAATCAGATCTTCAAGATATTGATCAATATTCATTTCAGTTTCCTTTAGGCAATAAAAAAGCGCCTTTAGGCGCACAGTAAATAAAAAGCCGACCTCAAATAAGTCGGCTTCATAAGTTTAGTTTCATAGCTTTTAAAATATATATTTAAAAAAAGTCGTAATAGCAGTTATTGCACCAGCAACGCTACCAATTACTAGGGATATAGCTTTACCCCAAGCCATGATTACAGCAGCTCTACCTGCATCTTTCTCACTCATTTTCCCCTCTATACTTATACTGGGTTTGGTGCTAACATTTTCCTCAGATTGATTCATTAATAGTTAACCCTCCTTAACTGTTAACCAAAACCCTAGTGTTGGCGCACTGGGGTTTTTGCTTTTTTGGAATAAAGTACATTTCTTACTTCCCATAGAATTAATAGACGAACTTTACCCCCATCCGTTTTTTAATATCAGGCGGAAGGACTTCCGCTGACTTTGTTAAAAAATTGTTTCTGTTAATTGACTCACGCTTCATACACGTTTTCCTACCCGTAAAAAAAGAATTACCACCCGAAGGTGGTCGTTTCATAATATTGGTCATCAATAGGTTTTCTTAGTAGTCAGCTGCTTGCAGTGTCAACAGGTAATTTCTCTCTTATACTGTTAACTTTAAATAAAACCGCCTTTCGGCGGTATTAACTGTTCTCAATGTCTTTTCTGGCTTTCTTAAACTCTTTGATCACTTCAACAATCGTTTTCCCTTCCTGTTTATCTATGAAGTTAAAAATCCAACGGACCAATGCCCAACCGGGTAATCCACATACAAAGAAGAATCCACCAAGTGCAATCATCCCCCATACATCAGTAACCCATTCATGAAGCCCCCACTTCACAATAATGAATGAGCCGCCAGCAAGACTTGATACGACCGTACAAATCAAACCAACTGCCCACTCTTGTGGTGAGCGTGGCATACGAGTCATTAATACAACTGCTGCAACTAAAGCAACCGCTAAAGTCACCATAATTGCTGCACCGTAGAATTTTAAAAGTGCTGTTAAGCCGCTTGTTGAAACTGGTTCCATGCCTCACTCCAGATTTTTGGCAATAAAAAAGCACCCGATTGGGTGCTAACGAATTAATTTAAATTAAGCTTCAGAAGTACTTTGAGTAATCTGATTTGAATAGTTCCAGACTGTATCTTTCCATACATCGCGTGCAGCGACACGAATATAGTATGGCGTTGTTGCTTGTAGCCCTCCTATCGTTTTTGTAATCTCAGAGCCTGACCATGTAGGAGGCATTGTTGTTGGGTCAAAGTGAGGGTTATTGCTAAGCCAAATTGCATAATCTTTAAGATCTGGAGCCTCACTAGGGATCCAGCTTACTGTTATAGAATTAGTCGAAGCTGATGTATATATGTTAGATAGCACTGGAGGAACGGGATTGCTAATACTTAATTCAGCGAAGGCACTAAGCTGATCACCATTTTTACTTGCAACACGAATTGTGTAGGAACGGCCTAAACCATCTTGCTTAGCCTCTTCAATTGAATAACTATAATCAGAATTAGTGGTATCGACCTCACGCAGCATTGCACCATTCGACCAGATCTGAACACGATAACCAGTAACGCCACTTGAAGTTTGCCATTGTACTTTAAATGTTGTTCCGACAAATGGTGATTGCAAGGAAAGCCCCTTAATACCAGAGGGTTTCCCACCATTTAGCGTATAGCTATATGCCGTTACCTCATCAAGAGTTTGCTCTTTACGTTCAAGCCCATTAAAACTAGTAAATTTCAAGAAAATCTGCTTACCTACAAGATTTTCATTGAAACTATACTTGAATATTGCTTTATCTAAACGCACAAATGGTTCACCGGTATTATGATTTTGTGCATCATCGAAACGGCCACGTAAAACATCACTTAATGTATAAAGACCTAATCCATTTAATGTGGCCACTTGATAATTAAAGTATTCATCACCTATTTTGCAAAGTGTTTGATCTGCATGTGCATCGTCCAGTGTACCGCTAAAAATCTGGCTTGCCGTATTAAGTTCAACTTGCATAGATGTGGCACTAGTATCAATGGCATCTACAAGCCGACCGTAACGAGCAGAGCCATAGATGGTACCAATCATTTCATAAGTGGTATTGTCAAGACTTGCCCACACATTACAGCCACCCCAGTTAATGCCGCCCGATACTGCCGCCCATACTTGAACTTTACCATCTGAAAGATCTAAAGGAGGTTCAAAAATAATAGGTGCATTAACATTACCCGGTTCTTCATTCCCCCCTTGATAGCCATTGGATGCTTGAAGATCATATTCAATTGCCGATCTTGAACCAACTGCCAGCTCTTCTGCAGTCACAGCCAAACGACCCTCTTGGTCTTCTTCAATTCGAGTAATACGAACTGGAAAACGGTTTAAACCCAAAGCGCTATCGGTTAATGTAACTATATCCATTGGTTCTAATCGACAAAACTTCCACCCCAGATCAAATTCATATTCATTCCGCACATACAACAAGCGTTGTAGTCGTAATTGTGCTGCATGACGGGCGATTTTTGGGTCGCAAAAAAAGTGGTTTTCTACAGGATCTTCTGTACGTAGACCAAACATTTTCAATATTTGCTTGATCCTTTGCTTCTACAGTTTCTGTATTGTATTGATTAAAACGGTTGATATATTCAATCTGCACATGATTATAAGCATCTGTGTCACGGCTGCGGCGTACACGTACTGGCTCGTCATCGCCAATAAAGTCATCATCGGTTAAGTGATAAACTGGTGTGAGATCAGGTATAAACGTAACGCCGTTACCTGTAATTGCAGAGTCCCCAAAAGAACGGATCTTTAAGCCATCTGGGCTGGGTACCACAGCACAATTTACTGCCTCAACAATCTCATTGATAGTTTCATAGGCTGGTCGTTGTTCTGTGAAAGCTGGACTAATTAAAAGATTGGCAGCTCGGCAATAAGTTCTAAATTCGTCAAGATCTGCAATTTTAAGATTTGGGGCCGCACCATGACGTGGATGTGTGATGAAATCTTCAATAACATCTGCCGGATTAGCGTCATCTATCGTGTCAGATAATGTAATCGTACTGATCACTTCAAAATTATGGTTTGAAAGACTTGCGCTATTCCCCATCTCATAATTAGCACATGCTACATATCCCAAATAAGGATAGTTAATTGCCTGTTCTGGATGCTTTGATAGTAACCATCCCCACGGGGGATTATTATTTCCATCGAATAATTCAAAATTTAACTGGTCGATTGGATCTAACGTGATAGTACCTTCCTGTTTAGGAACAAATTGCTCTTTATCAACCCAAATCAGGCCAATCTTCTTAATCTGGTTTTCACATAAACCTAGCATAAGAGAAGCACTATAACTAAAAGTGGTGTTACTGGTTTTTGTACCACCCCCCTTACCTCCAGATTTTTGAACCGTTGTATGAGGTGTTGCTTTAAAATCCCCATACCAAAACATATTAGCTGCTACCCGTGTTTTACCGTACACCAATGGCTGGCAAAGACCATATGCTGACTGTTGGATCCGCATAGAGTTAATTCGGGTATCCGTTGTACTAATTGTAGTACTACCAAATAATCCACCCATTTATTTAAGCCTCTTCATACGAAAAAACCCGGCAATTCGCCGGGCTAAACTTCCTTTTGTTCCATCTTGTATAATCACTCCCTGATGGAGATAACTGTGAATGACCTGCGGCCATTCAATAACAATTGCACCATGACTAATGCACTTGCCAAATTGATATAGAACAATATCACCCGGTTGTGGTGGCCCTTCTACTGGATCACATACGCCCAAAATCAATTCTAAATAACGTTGTCCCATCTGGTGCAAATGCCAATCAGGCGGATATGGCCGTGGATCTAAATGGTCCATCAATCCGACTTTTTCATAGACCTCACAAATCAAAGTGCCGCAGTCAACTCCCACACCTTTCACACGACCTTGATGATGGTAAGGAGTACCCAACCAAGTTAGGGCCTCTTGTACTGCTTCTAAATTTTTAGCTTTCTTCGCCATAGAATTTGGTCCCTATAAAAAAGCCTTGGAAAATTCCAAGACTTTCATTAGTTTTTAGACTTCAATAATAGTTAGGTTCCCCGTCCTATAAGCCCCTGTATCTATAAAGTGACAGTTATGCTTAATGACAGGGTAGTCAACAATCGTATGACCCAGATAAATACGGTCAATATTTTTAACTTTACGGTAAATTCCAGTTTGATCGTTAAATCGATTTCTTGACCACAAGGCCAAATTCATAGCTAAAAGAACATCATCTATATCTTGCTTATTAAACGATTTTTTAAACTCAAGCCAATCGTTTTGCTCAACATTTGCATGAACAAATCCAATAAGCTCTCCCTTATGTTCAATTTCTAGATAGAGCGGAAGTTCTTTTAGTTGCTCAATTATCTTTAGTTGATCACTTTTAGATAATTTATAAAACCACTCACCACCGTTACGCTCATCTTTGTGTATATTGCGAATCTTATGATTCAGCATCCCATCAATACACATTTGTTCGTGATTTCCACGAACAGCTTTGAACCAAGGCTTATTGAGTAGTTTTATACACTCAAGGCTCTTTTTACCCCGATCAACCAAGTCACCTACCGAAATCAAAAGATCATTTTTAAAATCGAAACCTATGTCGACAAGATGTCGACATAGGTTATCGTAACTACCGTGCAAGTCGCCCACTACAAAGATACGTTCATACTTCTTCATACGATTAATCTCAAAGCTCCTTCATCAAGATTGACTTGCTCACCTGAATTGTTCACGTGTGTTACAGTAACTACACCTGCACTTTTACATTCAGCAGTCATTTGTGTACCCTTTAAGTCAAACTGAAAATCAACTAAATATTGAGTACCAAGAGTCGCCGTTGAAAGATTTAATGTTGTTGATTGACTTGCACCAGCTGCCAATGTTGGCGGGTTCCAAAGTTTTTGAGCTAAAACTCCTTGATCTAAATATCCATATTTTGCATCAAGATATTTAATCCGTTCTTTTAGCCAAGCCATAATTTGACAAATCCCTCCGAGATCCTTCGATGGAATATCGGGCCAACGCTGTTGCTCTTGCTTAAAGAGATTGAGACTGAATTTTGATTCAATATCACGCTCAATTCGATAAACAGTATTAAGGTTAAAAATTCCTTTATTTCTTAATTCAGCATATCGTTTAATAACATCATTAAGAATAATTGGCTTAACAATAGGAATGATATTGTTAGCGTCCCAATTCCAATTTGAAGCATATTCAACCCCAATACCTGCCCAATGAAGCCCGAAAGTCGTATCAAGGTCATAAGGCATCCAACAATATTGAGTACCATCCCAAGTTGTCAAAATTGAATTCTTATCAAGCAAATCTGCTGCAGCAGTAAACTCAACAAGCAAATACCAATCAACAACATTTGTACGATCATAATATTTGTCGAATTGAGCAGTTCGTTCAGCTATTGGCAAACGGTGAAAATCCCAAAGCGCCTGCATGGAAGCTTTTACAGTAGCGTCACTAATCGGTCCGCCTTCTTCATAACCGTTTAGTTTAGGGTTTCTAAGGCCTAGTTTTTCGTAAGGCGGTGTAGATGCTGTGAAATCAATACCCCCTCCCAGCAACTCAAATTGAACATGCTTTTTATTGCTTTTGTCCAAATTGTAATTGTCTCGTTTTTTGCCAATATTTAATGTACCAATCCCATAAAAAACTCCATTTAAACGAACCACAGCAGGATAACCATCAACATGACCGATAGCACCAGTATCAAGTGAATTCACACCCAACTGGTTGAGGTACGCGCGATCTACCTCACGCTTTGGAAAACCTTTTCTTGATTGAACCATTTCCTCCCATAGTCTATTACAAAGAATGTTCCGGCTATGTGTTGCATCAATCCAGTTTGCTTTCCAAACAAGTTCCTGTTGAGGAATCAAATCTCCTAATTTTATTGAACGCTCAGTAGTAAAACTTTCATCCGTAAAAAAACCAAAACTAAAGTTCTTTTTCGGATACACAGCAGAACTACTCCCCTGTACCGCATATTGGGCATAACTTTCATTAACAACCCCGTCGACATTTAGCTTCAATCTACAATTAATCGAACCCTCAGCTTTACTCTCAGGCGGAAAGACTTTGTCTGCAAAAATGTCTATTTGAATTACGCTTGTAGGTTTTGGGAAAGTAAATAGCGTGTTCTGAACAACGTCTGTATTAAGCGCTTTTACCTTTGAACTAAACCGGTTAGTGCGATTCTTAATAACATATGGGTTAGATAGTTCTTTTAAATTAGGAATGTCACGGTGAATACTTGTAATGGTGATATATCCCTCATGATCACAAGTATAGTTTATCTTTGCGGATTTAATGCCTTGCGAACCAAACTCCGGAATCGAATGAACGCATCTGATGAAATTCCCGTTGTAGTCATACAAGTTAAGTACGCTCATTACTCCGGCAGGTTCATCCGTATCAACTACAGCTTCAAAAGTATCGCCATGTTTTACTGCAATCTTTCCCGTACTTTTATATGCAGACCAATACTCTGGAGAAACATTTTGATTGAATTCAATTCCAGCTGCTGTGTAACCAGTACCTGGTGCGAGAAAAGGGATTTTCTCTTCAATTTTTTCTGCAGCCAACCTAGATAAATTATCATTCCGCACAAAAACATTCTCTTGGGGTCTGCTCCATGATAAATTTTGATCAGTACCCGCAGGGGTTAAATCTGCTTTCAACTTCAGTCCGCTTATGTATGCACGGTTTGCTGGATTAACTGAACAAAAGACAATAAAACAGCGCTTTGTCGCAGTATAAGAATACTCAAATGGATATGAGTCGCCCGGCTGTTCAGTATTTTTGAAAGATTCTAGAAAGTTCAAATCTTTGTCAAAAATTACCATGGCGGGAATATTGCTGTCTGGATTAAGAACTGTTGCCTTAATCTGATCCCCTACTTCCAACGGTATTAAACCTGTATTTCTGTAGGCATTTGTATAAATATCACCGCCCCCATTTAAGTCATGGGTTCCGTTTTCATAGTAACGACCAAGCTCATTAAACTCAAAAGTTATTGTTTTCCCTTCACTCACCATTTTGGCATTTGCATATCGTAAGTTAGCAATCATCCGAACGATATATCTATCGAAGTATGAACTACGATCTAAAACTGTAAGCTGGTAATGATTGCCTGTCACAGTTGCAAAACGTGTAGGATAAAGTGATCCTGCATAGTGAATTGTTGTTGCTACACAATAACAATTAAATGGAGCTGTATAGCGGTATTGAACTTCTTCGACCTCTTCAGGGCCTGTGTTCGGTATAGATAAATCGGCAACTAATTTAAGATCCATGTCAAAAACTAGTAATGAGGCGACATCAGAAAAATTATTGCGATTCTGTTGTAAGATCGATGCACTGATTGTAGCGCCTTGATCAAGATAAATAAGCCCTGTATTTACATAGTTAACGGTATGAATGTCAAAGTTTTTGCTTCTATCAGATTCACCCGTTTTAAAGTAGCGTCCAACAACATTAAATGGATAAGTATTTTGTCGATCAAAATAAACACTTGTAAGTGCTTTTAGTGCATTAATTTCATTTAATAGATCTTTTGAAACAGAATTATATTTCTTATCAAAATTACTTTTTTGTTCCAAAGTTTCTATGTACTCAATCAAGCGTTTTAAAGCATCTTTAAATCCTGCTTCAGTAACAGTTGGGTCTATGAATTCAGCTACTGTAGGGATTGTTGGAAATACAACATTAGATAAATCATTCATACTCTTTTTCCATAAAAAAAGCCCTGCAAATGCAGAGCTATGGATTAAAATTTTGTTAAAACTTAGACTGAAGTTTCAGGAATAGGAACATATGGTGCGCCTCTAAAGCGAGCGCGATTATTAAAGCGATTGTCACAAGTATCTAGTCGTTTATCACAACCCGGATATACACGAATCACCTCACCAATTGCAGGCATTTCTAAAAGCGGCAACGTAAGAAGTAATGCCCCCGTTTCATGCAATCGCACCGTGCGCTTAATACCAACATTAATACCCTCAAGAAACTCAACAACACCCTGAGTGAACCAGCCTTGAGGATGACTTAGATCACAGTGAATTCTATTTAAAGTACTGTTAGCACCAATGGTTGTATCAACTGCAAATTCTGAACTTAATAAGCCACAAGCCTGATCAAAAAGTGTATTTAAGCAACCCGGTTGATACAAATTACGTGGCATTTGTACTTTTAAATCATCTATTTCCGAAACCACACTCGCTTTAATCTCATATCGATCAAACTCAGGTTCAATAATACGCCCTTCAAATAAAACCATCGTTCCCGCACTAGTGTCTGTGGGAGTATTAATATCCATGAAAAGAATATCGTAATCGTCCTGTTTTGAACTGAATCCAAGTTTGTTACTGGTACAACGGAAGAAATTCATGTGCATGAACTTACCTTTGTAGTCACGTTGAAGGTCAACGGCAAACTCTGGCGTATAACCCATATCTAGGTTTGAGACAGTGATTGACTTAGCACCCGCCACCATTGCTGAATAACGGAAGTTAATAAATACCGTTTTACCTGCATCGGCAGCAGCAAATGTATAAGTACCGGTTGCTGCATCTACACTGTATTGCCCTGTTGTTGGCGCTGAGGCTACACGCTTAAGTGGGATTGCTTTTGCATCCGTTACGCCTAGATCCTTTACGAATGTACCGATGTTAGGGACAACCGGAGTAACTGAACCACCAGCCGGAATCACTTCACCATTAATGGTTTGGGAAACCGTTTCGATTCCACCTTCAGCAACAACGCCACCAAAGAAAATGGAATTTAATAAGGTGCCGTTAATTCGCCCGAATGAAGCTTTACATTTAATGGTACCTTTACCGCGTGCAGCATCTACGGCGAACTGTCCACGACCGAAAAGTTCTTTTAAGTCATAGCTAATATCTACACCAACGTGAACCGTACCGGGTTTGTCGGAGAGTCAATATTCTGAGAGACTATCCCGATGACAAAACCAAACTATACCCCCGAAATTAGAGAAAGAGCGGTTCAATTACTAATTGAATCTGAAAAAGATTATCCTTCTACTTGGGCAGCAATCACAGCTATTGCTCCTAAAATCGGTTGTACTCCTGAAACATTGCGTGTTTGGTATTTAAAGCATCTGGATCAACTAAATCCTGCCAAAGTACAACAGATATCTGACCAAGAAAAAATGAAGCAAATGGAACGTGAAATTAAAGAATTAAAACGTGCCAATGAAATTCTACGTAAAGCAGCCGCTTTTTTCGCCCAGGCGGAGCTCGACCGCCCACACAAATAATGGTGGATTTTATCCATAACAATAAAGATCGATATGGTGTTGAAGCGATTTGTAGAATTTTACCGATTGCACCTTCAACCTATTACCGAACTTTAGATCTCACTGACAATCCAGAACATCGAGCGAAACGAGATCTACATGATGAGTATCATGCTGAACAAATTAAACGAATTTGGAAAGAAAGTTCAGGTCGATATGGTGTACGTAAAGTTTGGCAAAAATTGAAACGTGAGGGTTATGTTATTGCACGTTGTACAGTTGCTAGATTGATGCAAAAGCTAGGTATACAAGGTGTTTGGCGTGGTAAGAATAAACAAACCACCCGTAACCGAGATGACCAAAAACGGGCAGATGATTTAGTGAAACGTAATTTTAATGCTGATCATCCAAACCAACTATGGGTGGGTGACTTTACGTATATTCAAACTCATTCAGGCTGGGTATATACCGCATTTGTTATTGATGTGTTCTCACGAGCAATTGTTGGATGGAAAGTATCTACACGGATGAATACAGATATGGTGCTTGATGCATTAGAGCAAGCATTGCATGATCGAGGCATGCCAAAGAATGTGATTCATCATTCCGACAGAGGTGTGCAATATCTTTCCATTCGCTATACCAATCGTTTAGAAGCAGCAAATTTACGAGCATCAGTCGGTACAACGGGTGATTCATACGATAATGCTCTGGCTGAAACGGTGAATGGCTTATACAAAACAGAGGTGATTGAATATTTAAAAGCAGATTGGCAAGGTTTAGCAGATGTACAACTTGCGACACTAAACTGGGTAGATTGGTTCAATAAAAAGCGTGTACACAGTGCACTGGGTTATGTATCGCCTTTTGAGTTTGAAGCAATGTACTATGATAAGATTAACCCGTTAGGTCAGGTGGCTTAACTTAAATAAAAAAGTCTCCGACAAACCCGGTACGGTTCAACGGATTGCATTACCCCCACTTCAACTGGTGTGGGATTACTAATCGGTTGCCCGTATACATCTTGAATCGGTGTAGCAAAAATCTTGCCGGCACCAAATAAATACTGAGCCATTTATTTTGACCTCTCTAAAATGACAAAACCGCCATCGAGGCGGTCATAAAATGAATATTTTGTTAATTGGTTGTGAGGATCCGGATAGGGATAATGGCAATCGCCTGATCATCTAGCATGTTTTCTACTGCTTCATACACTTCTATTGTGCCTTCAATCCAGCAATGCTCAACCAAACCTCCCAAGGTCTGACATTCATTAAAATCTGGATGATCTGGCTGAATAGCTTCACGTACACGATCGATGAATATATTCATCTGCGATGATGGCGGCTTTGTAGTGTCCGATTCATGAATATAGAGATAAACCTCAGCAGCTAGTTCAACTTTTGAATCCATACCATGTACCGGGACTTCTTGCTGATTGCCTTGTGTAATAAACATGGCTGGGCGCTGTTCTGGTGTTACATGGTTAAAGTGACGTAAACGGCGACTTACCGTAATCAATCCTTCTACCCTTGTGCTTAACCTTTCAAACAACGCCTGATAGATTGCTTCGCTATCCACCTGCTATACCTCGCTCAATTGCTGCATCAATATTTTTCGGCACAATCTTGGCCACGATATCCAGTGAATCACGCATGAACCGCAATTCTCTAAACCGAACATTCCTAGAATGGGCCTTAATATTGACCTGAACAGGTGAAATAGGTCGGCCAAACGCCTGTTTAATTGTCCTTAGGTGTGCTTTAACACCCAAAGCACCATTTAGACCAAACTCATGTGCAGGTGCATAAGGCACCAAAGCACCGCCAGCTCCCACGGTTCCCTCAATGGAATCCTTATCCTCATCCACCTTTGATGAAACGGATCCACGCAAGCGGCCTGACTGAACTTTAAGTCGTTGGCCACTTAACATGTCTTCCTGAACAATCCGCTGTAAGCGCAAAGTAAGAGCGTTAATCGTGCGTCTTATTTCAAACCTAACGCGATTATTCATCTCATCAAAATTGACCTGAGCATCAACACGATAATCGCTCATAGCTTAATTACTCTTTAGCAGAGGCTGTCGATTTCTTTGGCTCAACAACTTCAACGTAACGCTCAAAACCTAAGGGTTTTAAAATATGGATAATGTCATCCTCAGATTCTAAAACGCCGTTATTGATATCTAGGTTTTGCCCGGCAATAACAATTTTGCTTGGCTTGTAACCTTCTGGTGCCTGATATTTAAAAGGCATGGGATTCTCCTATACGACAAAAGCACCAACACCTAAACGGTTAGGGTTTGTGCCTTCATCATCAATTGGAATTGAATTTTTTAACGCAAGGTAACGCTGGCCATACATGCTGAGATCATAGAAAGCTTCTTTCGATGATCGTGAATAACTCACACTTTGGCCCGCAATTGTCATGCTTGAGGCAGTACCAAAAGCAGCACCATTGCCACTTACAGTACCAACTTTAAGAATATGTGCTGCATATAGACCTACAGCACGTTCCTTTAATGCCCCGAACTCAATTTGAGAAACAATCAGATCCGCTTCTTCTAAAGCATCCTGAATTTTTGCATCTGGCAAAGACATTAAACTCGAATCAGTCGAGAACTTTTCACGAAACGTTTGTACGTCCATAGACTCACCTTATTCTTTAGCCTGAGCTAACTTAGCTTGTAACTGCTCAAGTGTTTCATCATCACTAAACGTTACTTCAAGCGCTGTTAATTCAGCCTTCACGGCGGCCAAAGCATCTTCATCAGTTGGCTTTTGCTGCTCACCTGCTGCATCGTTTTGTTTACCACCTTTACCACCACGGCCACCAGTTTTACCTGTTGCTTTTGGCTCATCATCTGGGATTTCCTGAACTTCGAGCTCACCTTTTTCAACGAGTGATTTAAAGGCTTTACCTTTTGAAATACTTGTGAGATCCGAAGCACTAACTTGTACGGTTTGGCCTTGACCGACCTGAATTCCATCAAAAGAAAAAGCGGCCTGAGAGCCGCTGTAAGTAATTTTTGGCATGTTTAGTAATCCTTATTCAACATCGTAGTAGCGGAGAGAATCGACACGTTTTAAATAGACACCTTCATACATATAGTGTCCCGGTGTACGCATCACATAATTGATAGGTTGAGCTGCCAAGAATTCCAGTTCATTACAACGGAAAGTAATACAGCTCGGATCACGGCGATAAATAATACTGCGGTCAGTACCACCTTCACCTTTACCTTCAAGCATACTTTCAGAAGTGAATGTCAGTGTTTTACCTTGCATTGCAAAGGTGTTCTTTTCCTTAATGTATTCAAGGAAAGTTTTACCCGCTGAATCTGGAACAATACGGCTCGCTAGAATAGTGAACTTATTCTCAGGCATCACGAAAGTATCAGGTTGAATACTGCCATCGAACTTAGAGGCATTAGAAGCACCTTTAATTGCCTTATTGATATCGGCAAGAATGACCTCTACTGTGGCAGTCGTATAATCTACCGTAGAAGTAATCACCTCAACACCTGTTTGATTATAGAAGCCTAGCAAACCAGTTTCAGGCTCGCCAAACCAAGCGACATCACTCATGTGATTTTCATAGGCCAATCGAGCTGCTGCAACTTTGTCAGTCGTTAACTGGATACCTGCTTTTAAGGCAGCTGCAGCATCAAAAATACTGATTTCATAACCAATAACACCAGGCTGTACAGTGAGTTTTACTTCATCGTAAACAACCTCTGCTAATGGCACATCATTACCTTGACCTGAGAAGCGCTTACCACGTCCTACACCTCTCTTACGTTGCAAGACACTAGCCGAACCTATAACTGCACCTTCCAATCCTTCAATTGGTAAGTACTTTGCATAAGCTTGGGCTTCAGCAAGTTGCGGTGTCATTTCATCGATTGATTCAAGCTTTAATAATAACTTGGCAAAGTTATCTAAATTAAATGCATCCCCTACAGCGATTTGCACCCCATGTGCAACTGCTGATAGGCGAATTTTCATTTGTTCTAATTGTTTTGACATTGATTATGCTCCACGTAAACGAAGAATAGCTAATCCATCAGGACCAGTGATGGTTTCCCAAGAGGCATTAGGTAGTTCCGTAGAATCTAATGCTGCAGAAGAAAGTGAACCTAATGGCGCTTGGGCGGTAGGGTTCGCAGTACGTACATATACTTTCGCATTGATATCAATCACTGGAGCTGAAGGCTTCACCCAGATAGAACCGATTTGCATTACAGGTGCACAGTCCTTAGCTTGATAGGCTTCTTTACCTAAGGCATTTTTTCCAGATTTACCCACGTGCTGAAAAACCACTACACCAAACTTTGTATTGGTTGCCCCAGTTACTGCACTTACAGTTTTTCCGTCAGCAGATTGGACTACCACTTCGCCGTCACTAACTACGCCTGTACCAGCAACTGGCAAAGATAAAATTTCTTCAGGCATGTGCAGGCGAGCACGCATACCCGGAAGAGCTTGAGGGGTTAAAGACATTTGCATTTCTCCAGTTAATTAGAAACTTTGTTTCCAAGCTTCTTTTTTGTTGTTTGGTTTAGGCTCCCCATCTACTGGTTTACCGTCACCAGTTTTAACTTGCTGTTGCTGGTGAAGTGCATCACCTACAGGGTTAGAAGGTTGAGTACCCTTCACAGCACAGAGTGCACGGAAAGTTGTATCGATCTGCTCAGGCTTTGCATCGCCTACCGACACGTTACCCATCAAAGCTGTTACTAATGCATCACCCGCTTTAGCAGCAATTACATCACGCTTGATTTGCTCACATGAGCAACCTTCCGTTTTAACTGACGGCACCAATGCTTTAGCATCGGCAATCACAGCAGCACGCTCTGCCGCAGCTTGCTCAAGCTTTTCAGGCGTCATTTGGTTCTTTTCCAAATCACCTACTTTTTGCTCAAGAGCAGTTTTTTCGGCATGCAACTGATCTACGACTGCTTGGATAGCTCCAAGCTCATCACCTATAGAAAATTGCTTATCACCAACTTTGAGCTTTGCCGCCTTTAGATTGTCAAGCTGCTCTTGCTGGATTTTTAATGCATCCGCTAAAGGCGTGTTATCGCCAATGTTATAGCGCACACCATTTACAATAACTTCCATTGATATATTCCCCTTATGTGGAGTTTGTTGTTTGTCACCGATGCGGCAATCACCACCACAACGGCCATATTTAACGAGCGCTACGTGATTGCCTATAAAATTGATAAATTTCGCTTGATACGGCGTACCATCTGGCGCCGTACCCTGCTCAACGATTAATAAGGCTCCATAGCCAAGCGACATTTCTAGCCGCTCGTTGCTTTGGATCAGATCAATGCTGATCTTGTCTTTAATGAGCAAATCGCCCACCAGATAATCACCTTCCTGCCGGACGTTCTCACAATAGCCAATGTGATAATCCTTCCAGTTAGAAGCGTTAATTTCATTTTTAGGCGGGTGATAGTCAGTAGCGTCTACACCATCGAAGCTTTGAATAGCCTCAGGCTTAAAAAGCTCCTCTGGTGGCGTGTAGACATTGATGACTTGATCAGCGGTATAACCTTCCAGAGATGGAAACTCATACGCATAGTACTGTCGTACTTGTGGCGCTTTAGCTAAGCGAACATTGACGCATTTCAGATACCCCTCTTTGGTAAATGAGCGTGTCGATTCGCTTGGCGCAAAGTCACCAATTTTGAGTTGGTAAATGGTTTTCATAAATTGCGCTCAATAAAAAAAGAGCCATATTGGCTCTTTGAATTTTTTGAAAAAACCCACCGAAGTGGATTAAATTTAATCTGTACAACTCTTAAATTTGAAAAGTAACGTTGTTTTATCTTGAGTACTTGAAAAACTATAACTTACATCATTTATATTAAAATCAATTCCATCTTTACTAAATTTACTACAACTGAAGTTTCCCCACATATCCTCATAACATATAGAATATATTTTCGGACTTACCTCTTCTTCTTCTAGTAAATAGCTTCCAAAACTTTCTCTGCACAAAGTATTTGATATGCCAGATAGGAGTGACAATTCAACCTGATTTGTTGGTCCTACCACCCCAATCCATTGATGAATTTTAAAACTTATGTCAGAAAATTTAATATTATTAATTGTGAGCTTCTCAAAATTGAAATTTTCCACATCCCGAATATTTATTTTTAAATCTTTAGAAAATTCTAAATCTTCAAAAAACTTCTTTTTATCAATAACATCCTTTAAATATTTTTTTGAAGTATTCCAAAAATAATAACCTTTTCCTGATATACAAAACACAGTAATCTTTGGAGCATGAAGGAACTGATCATCGTATTTTTTATATCTTTCTAATTCATTTCCATCTATATCACTTGAGAATGAAAACATTACAGTTGGAGCTTCCCCCCCCATATTACGATATTTTGCAAATTTCTTAATCGTTGACTTTAATTCCCCTGCATTTATCGTGCTTTTGACTTCGAATATATACCTTGTAGCCTCAATTGGAAGAAAAGCAAGATCCTGTTTTATATAAGGAGGTAGAATTTCATCGTCGTAAATAAAAAAATCCGTTTCATTTGATTGCTCATTTTTTGAGTTTTCGATAATTCCTCTAGAAATTTTGTATTTACTAGGAATCACATCTTTAATCAGATTAATTAACTCTTGTTCATTTAATCCGCCCTTTACACCTTGATGTACAACATTTCTATTAATCTCAAAATCAGCTTTTAATGAAGATATTTTTGCATTTATTTTTTCAGAAATTATTCCCATATTATTACTCTTACAAAGTCAACACCACCTCATAAATTACAAGATTTCATTAGGTTAAGATACTAATCTTTTTTTTAATTAATCAATCAATATATCCTCATAATTAGGCAACGCCGTGCAACGACAACGAATAGGCTGACCGGGATGTCCACCATCTGGCGGTGAATCCCATCTAAATGTCTTGCCCTGTTTATGTTGATGATCTGGCCTTACACGCTCATCTTTCGCCGTTTGCCATGTGTATGTCTCGACACCCATCGAAAGCTGTCTAGCACGGTTAATTTGGCCGTTAATCTTGCCCATCTGGTCACTAGCAATAAGACGTGCACGATAATCAGTAGATAACCCTAATTGCTTAATAGCTTTGGCCAACTCTTCATTGGTTTGTCCAGTCTGCAAAGCATTAGTAATTAGTACCTCAAGCTTATCGGCGTATTGCTGCGGAATAGACTTAATCAAACTGACATTAGCCGTAATGTTTAGATCTACCTCGTCCTGAATATCAGCAGCTCGATAGAACGGGGTTAGATCCACACCAATAATTGTTTTGGTGTGTTCTGCAATTTGCTTGTCCACTTCCTTTTGGGTGTCAGTCACAACCTTTGTGGCCAACGGTCGTGAAATCTCAACAACATACTTTGTGAGCTTTTCCCTAAACGCCGTCATCATGTCTGAGAACCAAGCATCACCGATATTCTGGCCGACTGTAGGAATAACCAATTCTTTTGTTTGTTCCTGACAGTATTTTGAAATAGCCAGTAATTGCCGAGTGTAATAAAGCTCAACACGGCGATTTACGTGTACGGCTCTAGGCTTGGAAGCTTTACGACCTTTCTTACGTTTCTTCGCCTGCTGGAGGTGGGGTTTCAGGATCTGAATTATCGTTGTCATTAAGCTTCACCATTGTCTCAAGCTCTTTGATATGTTTTTCATCAATCACTGAATAAACACCATCAATAACAAGCTGTTTTGCTATCTGTGGCTCGGTAATGATGCCCATTTCTAAATACTTGGAATCCCGTTCAGCGTTAGCTTTCTCAACCTCAGAACGCACCTTAGCGTCTAATTGCCATAACGGGTTAAACACAACATCTAAACTTGGAATCTGACGACCAAATGTAGCTTGAACAATTACTCTTAAAAGCTTCATCATGAATGGCTTTAAGGACCATATTTGCTTAGTTGCGATACTGTCGTAATAGTTCCGTGTGTCGTGCTCACCAGTTGCGTTCATGCCTGCAGGTGATTGCCCAAATAAAATCGTATATGGCATATCAGCTGCACCAGCAGTTTGAATCGAATACTCACGCATGAGGTCAGGCAGACCGCCAAAGCTATAAGATTTAGAGTCATACTCCTCCTCTTTATCCAAGACGATCATGCCATTCAAGCCCTTAAGCAATCCGACACTAAGAAAACGTTCAGCTACGGATTTCATATCCTCTTTGATCTTATCGACCAAGTTAGGTGTTCTAATCACGTCAATTTTTGATTCATGGACCAGACTAGCAGTGGCTTTCTTTACGGCAGCATGATCAAGCAGATCTTCATAAACTTCCTGCAAAACACTTACAGGTTCTTCATTAACTACATCTGCATGGCAAAATTTGATTAAGCGAGTGTGGTGGATCCTTTGCGTAGATTTTCCATCAAGCTTTAACTTATAAAATTCAGGCTGCTTTAAAAGTCCACCTGCCTCCTTAGGCGATAAGTATTTACTGGTATCAGCTTCAATGTACTTTTTCTTAAGCACAGTGAAAAACTCTAAACGACCAACGCCTAACTTGTTTAAATCGAACGGTTGATCTAAGTTGCCGCCGTCTACAGTCCCTAGAAGCACATAGCAAACACCATATAAGCGAGAAAGTACTAAACTAGATAAGAGCACCCCATCTAAGTTAAATGCCTTACACGCCTCTTTAAGCTTCAATAAATCGTTGTCTTGTATCCCTTCAAAAAACCAACCAGCTCGGAGCATGTCACTTGCTGGACGGTTGACGATTCGCTTAGCTAACCAGTGTTGATACACAGCTTCTAATTGCTCATCAGGAATTACTTTCTTAACGAAAGAACCGTGTGAAGCTTTATCACGTTCGGTACCAATATTTGAGACAAAGTTTGTGTACGCCCCTGCATCGCCAATTGCATCGGGCTTTTTAGTTTCAGCCATAATTTCCTCTAATCAAATACAGTTGGCTTTTTGGCTAATGAATCATTAATTGCATCAATGGTCGGGTCCCACTGGTCGTCATGGTCATGTGACCAATCAGCAGTGAGCCCTTCAATCTCTTCAATGTAGTTCAAAAGCCACGGTGCATTAGCTGGTAACCAGACACGGCGTTCTTCAACATAAAGAATGACGTCCATAGTCCTTGATAGCTTGTCAGTACTTCGCTGAATCGCACGTATTGGTAAAGTGGTCTGCTTAGATATGGACTGAATTAAACCGGTACCACTCGCCTTATCCTCTACGGCCATATAACGAAGCTTGCCAATCTTTGTGTTACTGTCCTTGTGTTTATTGATAAAAGCTTTAGCTTCTTTCAATAGCTCTGGTGCTTCCCATTTGCCACGCTTCACATCAATGATGTAAAGATTATTGTCATAGCCAAGACCAGCACATAAGAACACTGAGAAGTCGTTATGCTCTTTTGTCTTTTGCGCCGTATCTGCCCAAATCGCACGCCATTTAAGAACCGGTAAATCTAGGTAACGTGGGAACCATTCAGCCTTAACAAGATCACCACCCAGCTTTTTAGGGTTTTGCATGTATTGGCTTGCAAACGTATAGCGTGACACTGTGGCGCCGTCTTTATCTTCCCCACCTTTCTCCAGCTGCAGCAATGAAAGTAAAGATTCTTTTAATGGCCAGTAGCTTTGTCTGCCTTTCTCATCACGTTCAACATCACGTGGAATTTTGCGCTGTATGTGCTCTGGTAGCTTACTGATGTACTCATCATCAATAAGTGCGGGAATACTGATTTGTTCCCATTCACCAGGTACATTGCCAGTCAACACAAAGTTAGTCGGATCTTCAACGTGCAAACGTTGCATGATCAGAATAATTGGCGTGTCAGATTTAGCTTTACGAGAGTTTTACGCAGTTCTGCAGGTAAATATTTCAGAGCTTCAGTTAAAGCCTTGCGCACTGATTCTGCCTTTGCATCAGGTAATGTTGCCAAGATACAGAGCCGTGTATTTCGTTCAATAAGTGTTGCTATCGAACTTTTATTGTCTTTACCTTTAATTAAATCAGCTTCCCAATGACCCGGTATTTTTCTTTCTTGAACTTCGGCTGGGCGCTCATGAATAGTTTTAATATCCTGTAATATAGAATCTTTTTTAGGTTCACCGTTAGCTTTTCGCTTTTTATTTTCATGACGCAGACAGGATAATAAGTCTTTTTTCAACTCACCCTTGGGTAATGCTCGTATCGTTGAATAAATCGTTGTATGGCTTACATTCATTGTTTGATCCAAATCAGGAAATGTCTTTAAACGCTTTGCTATTTGCTGAGGAGACCATAAACAACGGATCGCTTCAACAATAAATTTCCAGAGGATTGAATCGATTTTGAGTTTTCTGTGACCACGTCTACGTCTAGCGAAGGTGTTATCAGAAGCATATCGAGCTTGATAAACGTCATTGATGCTATTTCTTTTAAGCTCACGATAGATCGTACTAGGATGTCTTTTAATGAGTTCAGCAAATTTTCTGGCTGAAAAGCCTTCTTTTCTTGACTCAAGCATTAATGCAGTACGATCTTCAAAGTTAAGATGATGGTATGACAATTTTATATACTCCATAAACCCTTTAAATTAATTAGGTGGTTTATGTCGCACTTCAAGTTTTACTCTGCCCAGCTAATGTGTGGTGTAAATCTAACCATTAAATCAAAGGAACATTACTTAATGCAAAGAAAAGGGGCGCTTTTAACGATTGTACTGGTGGTGGGCACCAAGCGCCACCAGTACAACACAATATCAACTCTACAATTAATTAATATGGAGGTGACACAAACAAATAACTATCATTTCTAATAGAATTTCAGGTGGCGATGTTTGGCGACGAGCCACCTGATTTAATTTTAAATCATAATTGAAATCTAGCAAGTATAAAAACAAAAAGCCCATCAAACGATGAGCTTTAGATCAGTGAATTACTTATACTTCGTCCACTATATCAAAAATATGCCATAAAGCGTCTAGACAGTCAACAAGTCTAAATTATGCTTTTCTACTAATTGAGAAGCTTTTAAACGTTCAACGATTTTAATCATTAGATCATTGGCAGTTATAACGTCGATTCCTTCAAATGCTTTTAGTGTTAATTGCAATTTATTATTAATTACATTTGTAATTATTGATATTTTACCAAAATAATCAGGGTAGTATTTCAAAGTTTCATTAACTTTCTCCCGACTAACGCCTTCATATAGTTTTACAGTGTATGTTTTCATTTGAACCTCCATTTTGTCTTAATCTTTTATCATGACCTAATAAATAAAATCTAGCGCAACTCACCATAATTGCGACCTGAGCTTTAGATTGGTTTGTTTCTTGAGCAACCTTCAACAATCCTTTATTTTCAACCTTATTTTTAATTAAACAAATTAATGCAAACTTAGTTGTAAAATCTGTTTTATCAGAATTTAATAGACTTCGTAAAAGTGCTTGAATTTGATCCGCCTCATAATCACTGATCTCACATCGAATATAAGATTTACTTTTTTGTACTTCTTTGCCAGCTTCACGCATCAACCAGTAAATTTGATTGATATGAAGCCCATCTGGGAAGTAGGCATCTTAGTAGCTGGGAAAACCCAATCGTTTTCTCTTAATAACCAACGTTCACGCAAAATACTGTGTAGATGATCACCAATAGGAAAAGTATGATCTGAACCATTTTTGGTATCTCTAAAAGTTAAGGTACCATTTTTAATATCTACATCAGCCCACTTTAGACAACATGCCTCCTGTTTACGGCATCCCGTATACATGCACATCAATACGATATCCCGATGCGTGTTTGACCTAGCAGTATTTTCCAGATTCAACTCATCTTCATAATGAAGCACCGCATTGTAATATTTGTGAATGATGTCTTTATGGAGATGTCTATCCCTACTTGCTATTTTATTCCAACCTCTTGTTACGGAAATAATGTCAACTGGATTACTTTTAAGGATCGGGTTCTCATCTGTTGAATAAAGAACATGAATATACTTCCATAAAGTACCTAAAAGAGATACAGCACCATTTGCTGACGACTCACTTACTTCTGATACCTCAATAAATCGATCCAATACTTCTTGCTTAGATATCTGGAAAAGCTTTTTGTTGCCCCACCCCAAATATAAATCAAAGTACTTACGGTACTGCCTAATTGTTTTTGGTCTAAAGTCATTTCTATCAATATAAATTTGAAGAGCTTCATTCACTGTAATATCTAAAGGATTAGCAACCTTCTTTAATTTGATAGGCTTTTCATATTCATTGTTTGAAATTTTCGCCAGAATCATCTGAGCTTTTGCTCGAGCATTTGTTGCAGGAATATCGGTAGTTTTGCCAATTGTCACTCGATAGAGTTCACCTTCATGCCTCCTTTCAACAATATAGGTTTTACTTTTATTAGTTACCCGAACAGCAAAACCGATCAGTTCTGCATCTCTATATATTTTTTGACCTTTTTCAGTTAATGGAATAGCATCAACAGTAGATTTGTTGAGTTTCATGTCTTAAACCTGTTTTAGCGAAATTTGATTTAACCATGTTTCTCAACAGTCTACAAATAATCTACAAGCGTTTTTAGTTAACAATAAAATACGTCATTTTCTGGTTATAAATTCTTGTTTTCATTAACTTTAATAAAAATACAAAAACCACAGGTATATTATAAAAGAAGTAGAATCCGCCTAATCTGGTTTGGATTGTAAATGGTTGGAACAAGACTTAAACCTTTGTACTTTCAATAGGTTAAAAATTTCAGATAGCTGTATATGAATGTATTCATTTGCTCACACTTATAGGATGCATGTTTTTAAGCCCCATACATATCAACTTACTGACTTTCGTAATTCTATCATTTCTAACAGATGCAAATAATGTATTAAATGAAATACTTCAGGTTATTAGTTTATAGATGGGCTGGATTTAAAGTATTAAAAAAGCCTATTCATATGTGAATAGGCTTTTTAGTTTTTATCAATTATTCGTCTTACTATGAATACAAGTTATGCTAACTTCTTTGCTTCTAAGTAGTGAATATCAGCAATTTGTGCATCCCAAAACTCATTCCATAAAGCACAATAATCCATACAAAGCGTTGTTAAGCTCTCATAGTCTTCTTTAGTTATTGCTTGCGCTAACGCAAACCAGAGATCATCTTCATGATCATCATCTGCTGCTTCTGAGGTTTCGTCAGTAGATACCCCATGAACATGGTAATAGCCGTCACCTTCAACATCCACGCCAATGGCTTTAGTCGCTTCACGAAGTGGTGGGCTAAAAAGAATCACTTCTTCTTCCGCTACTGCAAGTAAAGCAACTACTTTAATATAACTATCATAAGATGATTCTAGAAAATTTCTTACCTGATCTGCAATTTTTGAAGGATGATACTCTCTACGATCCTTCTCACTCAAACCATAATCATTTAATAAATCTTCATATAAAGGATAATGTGCATACTCCGGATTACCTAGATAATAATTGTCTGGGTCTGTTCCTGGTCTAAAACCAAATTCATCAAGTACATTTAAACTTAATAAAACACGTGGAAACATTTTAGCTCCAGAATGGAGTTTAGGCTCCAATTGTTTTGTCTGGAACTGGGCCATTAATAAGGCATCAGTAAAGATCTGAACAATCGCATGACGATATTCTAAATGAATTCTTGTTAAAGTGAATTTATCAAGCAATCCATTATTTAAAACTTCGATCGCCGGATGTTTACATACTGGTAATTCAGCAATTCTCGCTCTTAATTGTTTGAGAAATTTTAGATTTTCTTCCCACTGTTCTGTAGGAATACTATTCTTCATCCCCAGTAATGCCTTTTGTCTTGGATTATCAAAATCTTCAAATTTTTTTGACATAATCAT